CCTTTGTGAACGGAAGGGAGGGCAAGTGGATTTGGGAATCCAAGTTCCCCTGGAATAAAACGGGCCGCGCGGGGTTTATTTCCACCTGTCTTTCCACCTCTCGAAGCTCTGTTGCCTTCGCTCTTTCACCTTGGCTTTGGTCTTGCTCCTCAGTTCGACATGCGCTCGCTGATGGCATGGGATGCACAGCAGCACGCAGTTGTTGGGGTCGTAGCACAACCGCTCCATCTCTGCCTGGGTCTTCGCACTCTCGAATGGTATGAGGTGATGACAATCGACACCAGCGGTTACATATCCATCTCGCTTGCACCACTCGCACAGTCCTTCAGCCCTTGCCCACACCACGCGCTTGGTCTCCATCCACCGCTTGTCGTTGAGCATCCGCATGTGCTCCGGTCGGTAACGGGTCTTACTCATCAGTCTGCTGGTATCTTGTAGATGACTCTCGTCTCGCCCTTCTCACGGATTACCTGCTTTGCCTTCCAGTGGTTCTCTTCTGCTATCAACAGCAGGGTCTTCTCCACCAGCTGCTGTCGTCTCTTCGTGTATGTATTCATTGTCGTATAGTGTTTAATTGTTTTACCATTCATAACCTATTGGGCGGAAGCCTTGTGCCTCCAGTGCCTCCAATGTCTTGGGGTCGGCAGGTGGTGGCGGTGGGGTAGGCTCTGCGAACTTGAACTCCTCGTCAATCATCTTTCACCTCGCTTTCTTCTGGTGGTTGTAGGTCGGTCTGTCTATGCTCACCCTCCCAGTCATCGAAGTGGATGCGTTGGTCGGTGGCGAGACTGTCAGGCGTGCGGTGCTGTAGGCCCTTGGTCTTCATGCCGTAGCCATAGCCTCTGCCATTGTCCGCACGGGCAGCGTCCTCGAAGTCTTGGCGAATGTCCTCCGTCATCTTTACCAACACGGCCGACTCAGCCAACAGGTTGATGACCTCGCTAACGCTCTCGCACTCCAGCATGATGCGTGCACGGAACAGCTTCATGTATAGTTCCGGCATACAGATATTGAATATCCTCTCAAAGATGTGCATCACGTTGGAGTCTTCCTCCCAGATACCCATCCATGGTTTGTTCACCATCTTGGCCCTGAATCCTTTCTTCTTTCCGTCGGCATTCTGGAAGATATACACGGCTTGCACCACCTCTTTGTTTACAGTAGGGTCGGCAAGGTTGAGGGATTGCGCCCATCCCGTCATGTGCTCGAAGATGCTCATGGCTCTCTCCATCTCTTCACTGAGGTTATGCCGGTCGTCCATATAGCGGATGAGCGTATCGCAGACCATCTGTATCAGCTCGTAGATCGTCATGCCCTTACGCTTGGCTATCCTTGCCAACTGCTCAGCAGCGTGTCGGCTCACCTTGGTGGCCAGCGTCACGTAGCGCTCGTCGGGTTGTTGCTTATTCTCGTCGTTCATTGTTGTATTTGTAGATTTAGTTTTTCAATTAGTGGCCTTGTCACTGGCATTTCGCGTTTCACCTCGTCGATGCTGGTCATCGGCTTGCGCTCTTTGAGTATGCGCACCACCACGTCGGCTATGTCGGCCTTGTCACCGTCGCCCTCGCGCCACCACTTCAGCACGGGGTCGGTATCGACGTGTATCTGGTCGTAGCCAATCTGCTTCGCCTTGGCCTTCCACTTGGCTATGCCGTCGCGGTCGGGGTAGAGCACCACCTTGCGCCCTTGGTCGATGATGGGCTTCAGGCGCTCGCGGCTCAGCATCTCCAACCCTCCGCACGCCATCCATACCTGTGTGGCATGGTTGCCGTAGGCTATGGCCATCAGCACGGCTGTCTTCTCGCTTTCTACAATGTTGACCGTGGCGTTGGGGTAGCGGTTCAGCAGGTGCATACCGAAGAACGTCAGCTGTGCCTCCTGCTTGCGCTCGTCGAACTGCGTCAGACGTTGGTCGCGGAATAGGGCAGCGTGAATGAAGTCGAAGTTCCAGGTGGCCTGCTTGTCGCGGTGTCCGTCGGGTTTGTACTTCATCATCTTGCCTGTGCGCACCTCTCCCAGCTCGTCAATCTGCCAGAAGATGGTGTGCCCGTTCTTGCCGTGTCCTACATGGTAGTCGCTCAGCACCTCGTCGATGCGCTTGCGCTGAATGTAGTCCCAGTTGATGCCGCTCACGATCCACGCTGTCAGCAGGTCGCCGTCCAGATGCCGTGTGCGCTCCACCATACTCATCGGCAGTCGTAGCGGTTTCAAGGGTGGCGGTGCCGGTCGTGGTGGCGGTGGTGTGTAGTTGAAGTCTGTCATGTCTGTTTCGATTGAGTATTTCTTACCGAGGTATCGAATAGCATCAGGGTAGCTGAGGTGGGCGTGGTTCATCAGGAAGTCAACCACACCACCTTTGGCTCCACACTGAAAGCACTTGTAGCAGTTGCCTTTGGGATATACCACGAACGAGCCGAGGTGCTTGTCGTCGTGGAACGGGCACAGCCCCAAGTAGCGCACACCCTTCTTCGTCAGGTCAACGAAGTCGCCTACGACATCCTCGATGCGTGCAGCGCTTAGAACCTTGTCGATGATGAATTTGTCAATCTTGCCCATAGCCTTGATGAGAGTTATTGTTAAGCCAAACGCGCATGTGCGCGTCGCGCGGGTGGGGGACGCTTGCCCCTTGCCCCGCCGCCCCCACCTGGCGGCAGGGGGCATGGTGCATGCGGACCGCGCACGAGTTGAACCATTGGTTTAACCCCCTTACCCCTTTAGGGGTAAAGGGTGATTGGTTTAACTCAGAATGGCAGGTCTTCAGGTGGTTGCAACATGTAATATCCTCCACTCTTGATTGTGCTCTCTTCAAGGTAGTGCATGTTGATAGCCGCCATGAGGTCTGCTTGCTGTTTGGCATCGTTCTTCTGTCCGCCTATCTCGCCAAACACCGTCTTCTTGATGTGTGCTCGGCTCATAGGCCACTCATACTGGTCCTTCGCCTGTTCAATCCATTCGCGTATCTGTCGTGGATCGTCGCAGGTTGGTTGTTCCTTCGACTTACTATTGAGGTTGGTGCCCTTTGTGATGATACGAGGCACACCGAGCAATCCGGCATCCTCTGTAATCTCGAAAGTCCAGTCGTCCATATCCTTGTCGCGGGCGTCCTGCTGTTTAACCGTAAACGTCACGCCTTCAGGCTTCTTCGATTTGATAGAGATAAGCGTGTCACTCACCTTGTTGCCCAGCTCAGTACCAATCCATCCACGCATCTTAGCATCGTCGCTGTCCTCCTTGCGCCCTGGGTTTTGGTGCAGTGCCAGCCATATTGACAGGTTGCGCTCTTCAGCGATGCTTCCGAAGTAGTCCAGTATCATCGTGCCTGCTTCCTCGTCGTTGATAGACGGAATAATGTCTCGCAGACCGTCGATAAATACCACGTCGGGTTGAATAGTATCTATGGCCAACTTTATGAGCTCGAAACGCTGTGCGTAGGGCTTCGCGTTGTCGCCCTTTGGCATTGACTTCACCCACAGCACAGCGAAGCGGTCGTTAGGCTGCTTCATGTCCCATCCGCAAAGCCAATGGACTCGTCGCAGCACCTTCGCGCTGCTCAGTTTCTCCATCTCCGTGTCTATATACAAGACCTTCGGCAAATGTCCCAGATAGTCGATGGTGCGTGCGGGAACCGTAAGCCCTGGCAGATACTGCTGTGTGCGCTCGTTGTCGCAGCCCAGTATAGCCGCCATCAGCTGAGTAAGTACCCACGTCTTACCGTTCTTTTTCTGTCCGGAGATAGCACCCAAGCCACCAATCTTGGAGAACGGCACGCCGTTGAACTCCAGCATGGTATATGGCTCTGGGTAGTCCTCGCGGGGGTCGAGAAGATAAGGTCGTAGAGTTTCCCATCTGATTTCTTCAGCAGACCGAGGCTGTGGTAGGTTGTTTTGTTCTTCCATATAGTTTCTCCCGTTCTCTTTTAACCCGCTCAATTTTCTTCAGTAGAATATCCTCGCGGTGCTTCTGGTAATAGTCCCTTTGTTTCGCCTGTCGCTCGCTCTGATGAGCCATGTAGCGCAGGTGGTCTTTCTCTTGCCGTGTCATAGGCTGGAAGAATTAGAAGTGGTGACCTCCGTAGGCCACCACTCGCTGAAGAATTCATCAGAACGGTAGGTCATCGCTCTCTCCTCCCTGATTTTCGCCGCCTGTGGGCGCGTTTTGTGGTTGCTGTGGACTACCTACCGATTGCGTGCCGTTCGCTTGTTGTACGGCCTCAATATTGGCCTTCTGGATAATGGTGATGTCACCCGTGCGGATGTCGTTGAAATACTTGCCGCTGTCTTTGGGATATTCACGAATACCAAGACTAATACGCACCTTGATCTTGTCGTTCTCCTTCAGGTTGTACTTCTCGATGTTCTCGTTGCGGATGTTCATTAAAATGTTTTTCTCATAGATGCTGTCGTTGCTCTCGTAGAAGCCGAAAATAAACTCCTGTGTACGATACGGGTTGCCCGTTGATTGAGCGACTCCCTCTTTCAGTGGCAGGAGTCTCACCACTCTACCTTGTAATTCCATAATCTTATTGTTTTATAAATCTTTGAATTTTTCAACAATCTCGTTTATCTCAGAGACACACGCCTCTACCTTCTCGATGCGCTTTTTCTTCTCGTTGAGTTGCGAGAGTATCAAGTTCACGTTCTTGATGAGCTCACCACCTGAAATCATGTTCAGTTTATCGGCCAACTGCGAGTTCTTTTCTTGCAGCCCGTCGATGGTGTCTTGCATCTTCATGATCTTGTTGTGCAACTCCTCGATGATGCCGCAGTCGTCACCATCGGCACCTTTGCCCGTCGTGTGGGTCTCTATCAGTTCGCAGCGCACCCACTCAGGAGCACCACTGATGAATGCCCTGACGCTCTTCGTGGTGAAGCAAACGTTGAGCACCTTGCCAGGCACCCCTTCGGCAGTGGTAATCTTGTCGTAGGGCCGCCACACTTGCTTTTGAAATTCTTGCTCTGTCATTTCTATTTTGAATTTTAAATATTATGCTGTCAGTACCATGTAGCGGCTGTTGCACGGCCAGTCATCCTCGCCGTTCGTCACCGCAATGTCTGGTACTGAGTCATAGTCATATATCGCTACGCAGCAGTCAGGCCAGTGCCTGTGATTATACTCCTCTGCCCATGATACAGGCAACCCTCGACTGTCCTGTGGCTCACTCAGAAAATCACCTGGAGGCACTTGGTAGTTCGATGCTTCTCTGTCGTAGGCACCCTCAATCTGCTCCGCTGTCAATTTCTCGCAGCGTTTCGCGGCCCGCTTCATCATCTCCACCCATTCTTTCTGAAATGGGCAGTGCCATTGACCGCTGCCTGGTTCCCGTCTTTCGTAGATCATACATTTCCCGCAGCTATCGCCACTATCAGAAATACCACCAACCCAATGTGGGTAAGCACTACCTGGCCATTAGTAAACGATTCACCGGCGATGGCGCTGAACGTCATGTTGTTCTTCTGCCACCAATTCCAAAATTTCTGCTCCATGATTTTTAGTTTTAAGTTAGATTTTCTTTCTGTGCTCTGATTTTTACATGCGGGCTTGCAACCGCCATCGGCATCATTACAGATTTTGTCAGGATGGTTATTGCCTGTAGTCCCTACCTCCGGCGACTTGCGCCTCTGCTGCTTCCGGCTTAGCCTTCAGCCCGATCTATTGACCCTCACGGTGGGGCAGTCCTCTTTAACCAGTCGGACTATCTGTTATTTGTGGAAGGGGTAGGATTCGAACCTACGATGATGGAGCACATTTGCCTTCGTCCACTCGGCCACCCTCCCTGTCTCGTTCTTTCCTTCGCTATTGTATAGCGGCTCTCACTCTCACCGCCTTCTGCTGGTCCATCCTTACCACTCTGCATCTCAGCTTCAGTATCTCGCCGCTGGCAATCATGCGCTGTATGCGGTGCTTGGGGTATGCCCACCCCTGTGTGGGGTGCTCTGTCCCCTTCTCATCCACCACGATTGCCCTTGCCGGTTGCAGGCTCTGTCCGTACTTCTTCAGCCAGTCGTGAGTGAACATCCCGAACTGCTCCAGCAGCTGCTTCTCAGTCAGCCACAACTCGTCGTACATCTCGCGCTCCTCTTCGATGGCGCGTCGTACCACCAGCTTCAGTTCGTTCAGTTCCTCGCGTGTCATAGTTGCTTACTTAATGCGCTTATATGCAATAGTCAATGGCTCTGCCACCTTGATACGCTCGAACTCATAATGCTCGTACTTCTTCACGTCCATTGCTGCTACGCGAGCACTCTCAATGGCTCTCTCATCAGGGAGAGTGAAGACGCCAGTCTCGCCAACCTTCAGCGATTTCCAGTCATTTCTGCCTACTTTTTGCTTAATCATAATTTATTAAAATTACTTAATAGTTTACTTACTTTTAACCAACTTGGCAGAAAAAGCCGTATATTTGCAATCCAACCCTCTTGCCCAGTGTGGTTGCTTAGGCGGTTATCCGCTTGTGAAAAGACGGCCTTCCGTCTGACGGCTATTTTCATGCCTTGTCGTTGGTTGTTTACTTACTTACGGCAGCAAAGATACAAAAGATATTTTAAACTCGCTTTAATTCGCTTTAATTTTTAAGTTATTTTAATAAATAAGATTTAATTATGCCAGTTATCTCACCACTACATATTAGAATGAAACAAGCCGTACAATGGCTGAAACAAAACAAAGGGATGCTTCAGAAGGACATTGCCGAGAAAATGGGAATCAGCGAGGTTGCATTTAGTAACGGAATGAAACGCATACAAATGAAATGGGATGAGGATTTCGTTATAAAGTTCCAGCAGTCCACTGGAGAAGTATTCTCGCTCGAATGGCTGCTCAATGGTACAGGCGACAAGTTCGCTGAAAAATCAAAACCACAGGATCAGCCCACGCCATCATCCAATGTTGACTTCTCAAGTTACATCAATGCGCTGCTGGCAAAGTCCGACGAGACCATCGCCTCCCTGAAGCGCGAGCTCGCAGCCAAGGATGACATCATCCAGGCGAAAGACGACCGCATCGCAGATCTCTCACAACTCGCTGAGGAGCGCCTGCACCGAATAGCAGAGCTCCGCCGTGTAATCGACACCCACAACATGTCCGACTACCCTTTCCCCGTAGGTGTCGCCGAAGACAAACGCCGATCAAATGTTTCCCCATAATAATAAATAAACGTTAATGAATAGCTTGCGAGGCCCATGAATACAGATGTCCCCCCAATATCTATTCATTTCCCTCCAGCTCCACACACGAAAATATGGGAAAGGTGTGAAAATAGGCGCAATCCCAGTGGGTGTGAAGGTTTCGGACGGAAGTCTGGAAAGTATGCGGAAGTGGAAATTGGTGGATATTGGTGGATTTCGGTGCGAAAAGATAGCCAAATGTTTCCCCGCTGTTTCCCAAAATATGCGGGGAATGGGGAAACGAAGTACATAAAACAGATAAAACCAATAGGACATGATAACTTTATCTTTAGTATATGACCATAGGGGCAGGACTCGGAAGGGTGAGGATGGCCCTGTGGAGGTTCGTGTGACTATTAACCGCAAACCTTACTATATTAATACGGGCGTGCGCGTGTGTAAAAATAGGTTCGTGGCTGGCACGATAAAGGACACGAAAGATACGCACGATGCGGACATACTGAACGAGCGGCTGCGCACGATTGCGACGCTCGTAGAACAGGAGGTGAACAGGTGCTTAGATGAACGCAAAGAGATTGACGTGGCGGACATCAGACGCAAGGTGTGGAGCCTTGGCGTGGCTCAGGATGGTGTCGATGATACCAGTCTGGTGGATTGGATCAAGGAGCGTGCGAAGACGTTGAGCCTGTCGAAGGGCACCCGCATGAAATATTACACGCTTTGCAATAAGATGCTGGAATACGGCAAGATTACGCGCTGGCAGGACTTGTCGGTGGAAGCTATCTACGACTTCGACGCTTGGCTGCACCAGCAGGATGTGCATTTGTCGGAGAACCAGCTTCGGGCTGGCATGGAGCCTCGCAAGATGGGTGATACTGGCGTGTCGGCATACCATAAGAGCCTGCGGGCTATGCTGAACCGTGCGCTGAAGATAGGGAAAATTGACGCGAATCCATACGACCGGCTGCGTGGTGAGTTCAAGCATACGAAGCGCGAGACGACGGAGTATCTGACGGAGGAGCAGATGCAGAAGATATTGGATATTGAGCCGGTGCCAGGCTCGCAGGTGGATATGGCTCGTGACCTGTTCATTTTCCAGATGTACACGGGGCTGGCCTACATAGACACGCAGCGGTTCGATGCTACCCAGTACCGCGAAGTGGATGGTAAGTGGAAGTTCATTGGTGAGCGTGTAAAGACAGGAGTGCCTTACGTCTCGATGCTGCTGCCGCCTGTGGTGGAGGTGCTGAAGAAGTACGACTGGCACGTGCCCATCATGAATAATCAGAAGTACAACCAGCTGCTGAAGGCCATCGGCATGGTCATTGGTATTGAGCGCCTGCACTCGCACATGGGGCGCCATACCTTTGGCACATGGATGCTCTCACAGGGTGCGAAGATAGAGAATGTGAGCCGAATGATGGGGCATACCAATATCACCCAGACGCAGCGGTATGCCAAGGTGCTGGCAAAAGACGTGTATGATGACTTCGATATGGTGGCGGAGAAGTTGGAGAAAAAGAAAAAAGCGAAGGATTGACCTTTCGCTTTTCTGTTCATTGTTCCTTTCTTGGTAGTCGGCATCTGACATCGAAGAGTGAACCGTCGTAGAGTGGTGATACTATGCGGATGTACCCGCCATTCTCTAAATGCTTGATGATGCTGTCTGGCTTCATTTGATAGGATATTTTTCCCTTTATCTTTTGTACTTTCACATGCTCGATGCTATCCTTGACGTAACCATAGGTGAGTGACACACGCTGGGCGTTCTGGCTAAGTTCTCCCATAAAGCCGTTTATCATCCACACCAGGCTGTCATTGTCTGTGTAATAGCCGAGGCGCGTCTTCGTCGGTGCCGTGAAGATGCTCGGTGCATCGTGCAGGTTGATACTTCGCAGCGTGATTCCCATAATAGTGGTAGTACCAAATGTGACATGCTCTGAGTTCCACGCTGTCATTGGTTTTGTACCCAGCAGTTCGTCGCCTGGCACGTCAACTCTCTGTAGTGTCTCGATGGTCTGGGCGGCTGCTGTCATGCTGATGACTGTCAGCAGAAAAAATAATAATTTCTTCATAGTCTTATCGTTTTATTGGTTATTTTGCCGCAAATATAAACATTTTTCCTGATATATTGTACAAATAAAAAGAAAAAATATTACTTTTGCATTCCGATTGAACTATTAAACCTTTTAAACAATGAAAAAACTAACTATCATGGCTCTTGCGGTCTGCCTGATGACCGCGTGCGAAAAACCACTAAACCTTGATGAACCGGCGATGGCCAATACCGAGCAGGTGGCGGTGCCTACCGATGCCAACGGCGAGCCGCTACCCACTAAGAAGTTCACGTTTACGCTGAAGGGCGACTTCTCGAATGATTGGAAGCCCGTTACCCGTGGCTACCTCTCGGCCGATGGCAAAGACCTCACGGATGTATGGGTACTCGACTACATGGGCGACCAGCTCATCCAGCAACTCCACCAGACGAGTACCGACGAGGCCTTCGGTCAGCCTGCAATGAACCTCGCTTATGGCAACCACCACGTCTATGTCATAGCCTCTCGCAGTCAGGGTGCTGCGCTCGATACCGATGCCCACACGCTTACATTCACGAAAGTGCTCGACACTTTTTATAAGGACTACGAGGTCAGCGTGGTCTCTACCTCGAATGGTAATCGCGCTGTGACGCTGGATCGCGTTGTTACCAAGTTGAAGCTCGTCATCGAGGATGCCATACCCACGGGAGCTGCCACGTTGAATATTGCCCCCGCTACGTGGTACTACGGCATCAACTACATCACTGGCAATCCTGTTGCCGCTGCCAGCAGTCAGCCGATTGTTATCAATATCCCTGCCAACAATATCGGCAAGAGTGGGGTTGATGCCTCCATCTTCGGTTTCTCTACCTCTGATGAGTGGCAGACTGATGTGTCGTTCAACTGCAAGAAGGCTGACGACACCATTCTTGGCACTGCCAGTCTCTCTGCTGTTCCCCTGAAGGCGAACCGCGTCTCTGAATATACTGGCCCGCTTTTCAGTGCTGGGGGCGCCATGACACTCTCCCTCAACTCGACATGGGACGATGCTTATCAGGGTGTATGGTAAAATCGGGATTTCCGACTTTTCTTTAATACCGATGTATAATTCTTCAAAAATCGTTGCCGCTGTATGTTAAACATAGAAGCTATAAGAAAGCAGCAGGGCATGACTCAGAAGGATGTTGCCCGTGCGATGGGTATCTCGCCCGTGGCACTCAGTAGGCTGCTGCATCGTGGACGGCCTGATTACGACACGCTGGAGCGGCTTGCTGATGCCTTGGGTGTGGATATACCAGACCTATTCGAGCAAAGCCACACGCGCCTTGTATGTCCGCATTGCGGGGGTGTCATTCACTTGGATGTAAAATAACAAAAAAAAGGAGCCCCGATGTGGGGCTCCCTTTTCTTTCCGAATTGTCATGTGACAATCCTTCGTACCTCTTACACGGCCACGGCTCGCCACTGGCTGAGCTCGCGCTGCGTGTTCTTTACGCCGTCGGCCTCCGAGTAGAGGTTGGGGCAGACGCCGCGCTGGAGCATGTGGCCGGATTCGGGTTTCAGGTGGCACTTGCGGCCGTCTGCGGATACTGTGATGATGATGTGTTCCATTGTCGTTTACTTTTCATTGTTCCCAAATGCGTTTTTCTCCATCATCCACTTGTTCTCCTCATGGGGAGTAATGTGGAACTTGAGGTCATAGACATCATCACAAGCATCAATGAAGGAATCTTCAATGTAGATGTGATTGTCTTTTGAGAGTGTCTTGACCAATTCGCCTATTTGGATGAGTTCATCCGTGAGACCTTGACCATTCTTGCCGAAAGAGAAGTTCATCATGCCTTCAATGACAATCTTACGCTCTCTTTCTTGCTGTTCTGAAACCACGGGAGCAGCCTTTACCAAACCTGCGCCCTCTTCTTCGGTAGCATAACCAGCACCGAAATACTCACCGTCCTTTTCGAGGACTTCCTGTACGGCTGCGAGACACTTATCCTTGATGTTCGCATCCTTTGAATCTGTTGAAATGTCTAATTTGAAATTCATAATTTACTTTATTTTAATTCTCAAATTCTAAAATTCTTGATAATTGGCTCACGGCTCTGGGCTAACCATGCGCTCGTAATCGACTTTGTCGCTTCGCTCGTCGAAGTAATCGACTTTGTCGCTTCGCTCGTCGAAGTAATCGACTTTGTCGCTTCGCTCGTCGAAGAACTTGTGCGCTTTCTTGCTTAGGCAAGCGTCTCCTATCGTCGCCGAGCGGCTGGCAAAGAACCGTGAGCCATGAACCGTTACTCATTAGAGTATGCCACGTCGTCCTGCGGGGTGAGGGTGAACTGGCCGCTCAGCTGGTTCGCTGTGGCCATGGCGTTCAGGGCCTGCACGGTGGCGGACTGGTGGGCGTGGAACTGGTCGGGGCTCACCCAGCCGTCGAGGATGTTCATCTGAGTGAGGCTCCTGAGCAGTTCGGCCGCATTTCCGGGCATCACGCTGCTGGTCTGGGCGGCTGCGCTCTGGGGCGTGCCGGCGAAGCGCTGCGTCTGGTCGTCCCAGTTCTGCGCCTGCATGGTCACGCCGGTGTTTCCGACTTGGTAGGTGCCGGGGAAGTAGGTGGAGAGGGGGACGAGGACGGGCTCGCCGACGGTGGTGTCGGGGCGGGTGTCGTACATTAAGTCGGAATAAACGGCGGGAGTGGCGAGAGGATAGAATAATTCTATACCACTTACCCAGTTATCTGACTGCGATGGTGCTGCTTGATGACCGTGCTCACGAAGATATATGAGATTATTGCGGAGCATAAACCATCCATCACTCGAAGGGAATGAACCTCTCGACGGATACCCGGCAAATCGTTTTGACATCAGACCTCTATTGAGATTATCCATATAAGCATTGAGCTCTCTCGGAATATTGATTGTCAAAAGTCCATTGTCGGCGTTGTATCCATTCATTGTTAATGTTCCGATGTCAGCAATTCTTCCGGCCTTGACGATTGCACTATTGTCTGGGATGTCGATAATGTCAGCATAAGTAACATTACCCACCCATCCTCGACGCATCACTCCATCCGCGAAGCACTTCACATACTCCCCCTCTCCGTTCAGCTTACCATACACCCTGCCGACCTCCAGGCTCAGCACACTCCGCGAGTACCCGCCAACCTCGTCGCTTGGCGTGCTGTCGTCCCACACCTGCCAGCAGGCGCAGTCCGCCAGGCTACCGCTCGACAGCGTCACCTGCAACACCACCGCGTCGCCTTCCGGCACGCTCACCTCGTAAACGCTTCCAGCCGTCACTTCCACCACCGCCACGGGCTGACCGCCCAGAGCCGTAGCCGCCACACCGCTGATGACCGCACCGTTCTTGGCCGCGATGCGATACAGGCCGTCGGCATTCTCCCACTCATAGTAGGGGCAAAGCGCCACGCCGCTCGTCGGGTCGAGCAAGTTCACCCCCGGCATCGAGCGCAGCTGGAGCACCTTCACGCCAATCAGCTCACCGCCATTGTAGTCGTAGTCGTCGCTCAGACCCACCTTGCTGCCCAGCCAGCCGTACATCTGAGCCAGCGTCGAAGGAGCCGAGGTGGGGATGCCGTAAACGTAGTTGCCTTCCCATGTGCCGCTGAGGATTTCAATCCCGAACGCCAGCGCCATGTCAATCACGTTCCTCTTGGCCGATGCGCTGAAGTTCGCCCCGCCCACGAAGAACGCCGACGAGTACGTGTAGCTGCCCTCCTCGCCGCTGCGCTGTACCGCCTCGGCATGCGTCGCCCTCACCTTATAGTGAAGACCCGTATAGTTGCTCTGGTTCTCCTCCGTCACCGCAGGCACGAATCCTTCGCCCGTCACGGCCACCCTGCCCGTCAGGTCCGCCCCCGTCAGGAACTCCCTCAAGAACAGGCTCGGCATCGGCGTAGTACCAGCCCCGTTGGAGAATCTCTCCACCACCTTGCCGAACAGGAACTCCAGCTGCTGGGCCTCCGTCGCCACGCTCGAGCCCCCCGCGTTCTTGTCGTACAACTGGCTCCACGAGATGCCATCACCCTCGATGGTCTGCATCCTCGCCGACCCGTTGCCAATCTCCGAGTCCGGGGCAGTCACCCCCAAAGTGGTCTGCTCCGTCACGATGTCCTCGCTCTCGATGTTCTTAGCGTTACCCACGGTCATATCCTCGTAGTAACCGTTCTTCTTGGCGTAATTGGTATGCACCTCCTCAGTCAGCAGACCCAAGGCCGCAGCCACGGAAGCCGCACTCTCAGGATCGAGCGAGCCCAGGTAAGTCTCAAGGTCAACGAGCTTCTGGTTGGCAGCAGCCGCACTTGCAGCAGCATCATCAGCCTTCTCCTCAGCCGCCTCCGCCGACGCAGCAGCACCAGCCGCTTGCGCCTGAATGGTGCCCACGATAGACTGAATCTTCGTGTCCGTCTCGGCCTTCGTGTAGTAGTTGGCCAGCGTGGTAGTAAGAGCGGTGGTAATCATCGCGCTGATCTGCGCGGTGGTCGAGTAGTTAGCCAGAGCCGTCGTAATAGCGTTCTGAACATAGGTGCTATTGACCAGACCATTCACCGCATTGGCTATAGCCGCACGAATACCCTCAGATGTCACAGGGTTTGCGCTATTGAGCGTAGGAGTCTGGTCGAATGTCAGCTTCGTCTGCAATCCAGCCACGATAGTGTCAATAGCGGTCTTGGTATAGTAAGCCGCGAGAGCATTCGTGATGGCCGTAGCCACCTGCTGTGTGGTTGAATAGTCAGCCAGTGCAGCGGCAATGTCGCTCGACACCTGACTCTTCGTGGCGTAGTTGGTCAGTGCGCTCAGCACGATGGCTTCCACCTGTGCCTGTGTCTGCTTGGCATTCCACGCTGCCTTGTCTTGCAAGGTCACATGGATGTCGGAGTTTCCGACGTGGTTGGTCAGTGAGCCTTGCAAGGCTGTGATGGCCTCCTGCTGTCCGGCAGCCGCATTGATAGCAGCCTGCACGCTGGCAGCAAGGTCGGTCAAAGGAATACCCGATGCGGGCTTCTGATATGCCGAGCCTGCCAACGTCAGCAGGTTCTGCACCGCTGTTGCGAGGTCGGTAGAAGGAATGCCCGTGCCAGGCTTCTGGTATGCCGTACCAGCAGCGGTCAGAAGGTTCTGCGCTGCTGTAGTCAGATCGGTAGCAGGGATGCCACCGCTGGGCTTCTGATAAGCACTAACGGCCAACAGCAACGCCTGCTGAATAGCCTCAGTCAAGTCGCTGTCGGGGATGCCGTTCACGGGTTTGGTGTACTTAGCCAGCACTTCTGCGGCCACTGTGGGGATTTGGTTCAACAGGCTCTGCACCTGCTCACCGGTCTGTGTCAATCTGAAATCTGCCATGATCGTATTGTTTTATTCGTTATTAGATTCTATGTTGTCGAGTGCCTCCTGAATCTGCTGGGCCACATCAGCGCGAGCGTAGAGGTACAGGTCGTCAGCCGTAGCCAACGGGTGACCGTCGCAGTCGCACAGGCGTACAAACTCGCTGCTGATGTCTGAGGCATCCGTGAAGGTGTACTCCACGGGCTGATTGCCCGTTGCTCCTGGAGGGCATACTAACAGTGTGCTGGCGGTGGAAGCCACAAAGCATAGAGGCTGTTCATTGACCTTTGTACGCTCTCCGTCTGGGCAGTCTGTGTCGCCCAGCAGCCATGTGCAGCGTGCCACGATGACACCTACCATGCCGGTGGTCTCGAAGATGAAGAACCACTTGCCCTGGGTGTCCTGCGACATCTTCGACTTGTCTATCTCGATGGTGGTGCGACGGTAGCCGTAGATGAGTTCCACCTTGAACTCCACGTCCTCCATCGCCACGTTCTTAATGTTCACGAAGCACTTCGCCTCCGTGCCCTGTTGTAGGATTGTGATGTCTGCCATTTCTTATTCAGATGTTAGTTTCATGTAATTCTTAACCAGCATGTCAAAGCCATATGGGATGGTGTAGAGCTGTTGCATGCTCGATGGGGTTCGGTTCTGGTACGAGTTATCCACCAGCAGCAACCCTGCATGATACAACTTGGCGGGAATCTGCCCGCCACCCATCTCCTTCAACTCCTCGTAGGTGCGATTCGTAATATCCAGAATCGTCTCCTCTGCCGAGTCTGCATAGAGTTCAAGCAAGCTGTCCTCACAGTCGAAGTCGATGCGCGAGTGCTGCTTGATGTAGTCAATACTTAACCATTTCATATATTTTTCGTTTTTGTCCTTTATGCTTCCAACAAAAACGGGGTTTAGGTTTACCAAAGAAAAAGCGAGGCCCTACTGTTGGGTCTCGCTTTTGATGTTTGCGTTTTCAGCATCTATGAGCGCCTGGAGGTCTGCTGCGTCTTCATCCGTCAGTGGTGGAGCTTCGTTTTCGTCGTCGTCGTCGAATATCTGGGGGAAGAGGTCGGCCACTGTCTTGCCCTTGGGGTCTCGCATCGTGTAGATGGCAGCATAGGCACATTCCGCCATGAGTTGATGTTTTAGCTTATCGCGCTTGCGGTAGCCGTTGATGATGCAGCGTGTCTCCCATCCGCAGATGTCGTAGAGGAACTCTCGGCGCGGCATTCCAATCTCGCCCACGAACAACTCATAGAGTTCGTGAGCGTTTATGAGTTTTTTCCTTTGCCCGCCTTCTTCTTAGGTTTCTTCTCCTCAGCACCAGGCATCAGCTTGTAGAACTCTGCCCACGCCAGCAGCAGCATGCCCAGAGCAGCACCCAGCTCGTCGGGTGTGGCGTCGTACATCAGCTGCTTGTCGCTAATTGGGCACTCTTCTCCCTTGCTCTCGTAGTAGGCATTCGTAGCTGCAAGGATGGCGAAGATAGTCTTGCGAGCGTCGGGTATTACCTCCTGCTTCTTTGCGATAAACTCGCGTACGCTGTTGAGGAATGGCGACAGCTCTTCCTCTGCTAATAACTTATAACTGATTTCGCTGGCGTAGCAGTAACCAAGCGTTACCTGCTGGCCAAGTAGAGTTGTCTCTTTGGTAATCATGATTTCTTCTGGGTTTAGTTCATTTGATAAAAAACCGCCCGTCTGCTGGCTTGAAAAGAAAAAGCAAGACAGGCGAGCGGCCTTGATGGGGTTATGCTCCTACAGTCAGTTCGCCGTAGCCTGACAGCTGGGTGTCGTAGTTGGCGTTCGTCTTGTTGGCTGCATTGAGAGTTAGCGAGGTAATGACTGCCGATCCGCTGGCGATGACAGCGCCCTTGGTGCGGTTGTTGTCACCGCTGACGTTCGCAATCTGCCACTTCACGGGTGCGCTGGCCTCGTAGATGTCCTGGATGTCTGACAGGCCCTTGGCACCTACAGCCGATGTGATGGTCTCACCGCTACGCATTAGCGCATTGGTAGAGATGTCGTAGCTGTAGCCCGTTGGCTCCTGTACCTGCCAGTCGCCTGCGGTGTCCTTCGTTGTGGCATCTTCCAGCGTCAGGCTGACATGCAGACTGAGCGTCTTGGCAGCTGCCAGTACGGTAGATGGAGTGTCGGTGTTGTTGCTGCCAATAAAGAGGCGAACAAACTGACCCTTCGTGAACGAACCAGCAGCAACGGAAGCTGTGCTTGGTGTTGTCTGAAACTTCTCCAACTCGCCGCTACCGGTAAATTGGAGAGATTTAGAGGCATTCTCTCGGTCGTTGAAGCTGAAGGTAGCATCATTGAGATATGCGTCGCCCTTGCGTGAGAATGTTGCGCCTACCAGCGTTTGGTTGTCGGTGGTCGAGGTCTCGTCCCACATCAGTGTGAACTTCGACATCGACTTGATGGCGGTGAGCATAGCTGCGACATCAGCCACGTTCAGCGACTCCACGCTAACAGACCAAGACTTCGAGGTGATTTCTGGCTTAGAAGCACCTCCCACATCGTCTTTCGTTCCTGCATCGTCAGAATTGCCGTTGAGCGTCACGGTACAGTTGGTCGCCATGCCCACGCACTTGAACTTACTGGCAGTGGTGTCGTAAGTCAAGATGCGGAAGTTCTGTCCTTTAAGTGTTGCCATATTCGTGATGTTTTAAATTTTGTCAATTTGAATAGAGAAGGTGCCGTCGTCTTTCGAGCGTCCAACGGCTCCGGCAATGTACTTGCAATCGGCTGGAATCTGATTGACCATTTCGGCCAACTCGTCGCGTGTCTTCGCTCTCAGAATGGCTGTGCCGTTCTTCAGAAGTTCATCGACGACTGCGAGATTGCCGCCTTCAGATTTCGGAGTTAGATTCTTGCTCATCGTCGTTGTAGTCTATGTCGCACTGATAGTGGGCCACATCGAAGTAGCAGGGTTTCATCCAGTCCCATGCAACACCTTGGGTCTGAGGAAATCCCTCGTTGAGATAGGGGAACTCCTCACCGTGAATCGTCATGCTGATGATGTAGTTAGCGATGGCTCGCATCACCTTCATCATGAGCGCATCTACTTCGTTGGGGCTGATGGCTGCAACTTCAACTCCGGCACCCACGCGCCACAGGCTCGGCATCCACTCGTCGTCCTTCGTCGTCTGCGCTGGCTGCTTGCCTTCGTCCAGAATGAGGATATATGGCAGTGGCGTGTTGTCTTGCTCATCGGGTGAGA